GCAGCAGCAACTTCATCATCAGCCATTCGGGGTGGTTCTTATAATATCATATTCCTTGATGAGTTTGCTTTCGTACCTGCGAATATATCTGATATGTTTTTCAGTTCAGTTTATCCTACAATATCTTCTGGTACAAAGACTAAACTAATTATAGTATCTACACCACATGGTATGAATCAATTTTATAAGATATGGACAGATGCGACTAATAAGAAAAATGATTATATACCTATCGAAGTACATTGGTCAGAGGTACCAGGTAGAGATCAAAAGTGGAAAGAAGATACGATTAGAAATACAAGTGAAGAACAATTTTCGCAAGAGTTTGAGTGTGAGTTTTTAGGTAGTGTTGATACACTTATCTCACCAGCAAAAATTAAGAACACAGTTTACATAGACCCAATACAATCTAAAGGTGGCTTAAAAATGTTTAAGAGACCATCAAAAGATCGTCTCTATGTTTGTACTGTTGATGTTGCCAGAGGTACAAACAAAGATTACTCTGCGTTTATAATATTTGATGTCACAAAAGTTGGTGATAAAATAAACTATGAAGTAGTGGCGACTTATAAAAACAACGAAGTCAAACCATTTGTTTTTCCAAATATAGTTGCTCAAACCTGTAAGGCGTATAATGAGGCACACGTTTTAGTAGAAGTAAATGATTTAGGTCAAGCGATTTCTGAAGCGATGCATTATGAGTTAGAATACCCTAACATATTAATGACAACTCAAAAGGGTAGAGCGGGTCAAATACTAGGGGCGATGTTCTCAGGTAGAGGTACGTCATTAGGGGTAAGAATGACAAAACAAATAAAAAAGGTAGGCTGTGCGAATTTTAAGACGCTTATGGAGGGTGATAAACTATTAATTAACGATTTTAACATAATTGAAGAAATGTCAACTTTTTCTCGTAAAGGTAATAGTTGGCAAGCAGAAGAGGGTACAAATGATGATTTAGTTATGTGTCTAGTTATATTTGGGTGGTTATCAAATCAACCCTACTTCAAAGAGTTATCTGATTCTAATATAAGAAGTCAGATGTATATGGAACAAGAAAAACTAATCGAACAAGATATGGCACCCTTTGGTTTTGTAGATGATGGTGTCAACAGCGATCCTGAATACGAAGAAACGATAGATGAATATGGTACCAGATGGTATCCGATAGTGAGAAAGGGTCAATAATCGTAGTTTTAGATTATTATAAATATCTACAATGATAAAAAGTTTGACTATGGGCGTAAGAAAACTTACGAATTTTGATAAACATAAACAATTAGCTAATTAAAGAGGAGAATTAACCTATGGCATTTCAAGTATCACCTGGTGTTCTCGTACAAGAAAGAGACTTAACAAACATAATCCCAGCAGTATCAACTAGTATTGGTGCAGTTGCGGGTTCATTTGCTAAAGGTCCTGTTGATGAGATTATTTCAATCTCTAGTGAACAAGAATTAGTAGATACGTTTGGAAAACCTGACTCAACTAACTTTGAGCATTTTTTCACAGCGGCTAACTTCTTACAATATAGTAATGCTTTAAGAGTAGTACGAGCCCAAAATACATCATTAGCAAATGCGTCAACGAGTGGTTCAAGCACGTTGATTAAGAATACTGATGATTACCAAAATAATTACTCTTCAGGTCAAGGCGTAGTAGGATCATTTGCTGCGAGAACAGCTGGAACACACGGAAATAGTTTATTAGTATCAACTTGTCCGAGTGCGGCAGCATACGAAGAAATATCAAGCAGACAAGTTGCTTCAGACTCAACAACAAACGCAGTAGGTAATACTACAATTGCTGTTGATGAAGGAAGTGATTTTAATGTTGGCGATATTATTCAGTTCTCAACAACTGCAGCCACTAACGACTTTGATGATGGAGATTTTTATAGAATAACTGCTATTTCAAGCGAAACTTTAACAATCGTTCAACACCCTAGAGGTTCTGGCGGATTAAAAAGAGTAATCGCTGATAATAGTAAAATTAAAAGAAGATGGAGATATTACGACTCTGTTGATAGAGCACCTGGAACTTCAAAGTTTGTATCTGATAGAAACGGATCAAATGATGAAATCCATGTTGTTGTAGTTGACGAAGATGGCGTAATCTCTGGCGAACCAGGAAGAGTATTAGAGGCATTCTCTAGTCTTTCAAAAGCGTCAGATGCAAAAACTCCACAAGGAGATATAAACTACTACCCAGAGGTAATCTACAATAAATCACAATACATTTATTGGATGGATCACAATACATCTGGAACTAATTGGGGTAATGCGGCTAGTGGAACAACTTTCACAGCAGTAAATGACCCTACATTAGAATCACTATCTGGTGGTTCAAATGGATCAACAATTACTGACGCACAACTAAAAACTGCTTACGAGAAATTCCAAGACAGTGAAACAGTTGACGTTGGTTTAATTATGGCTGGTCCATCAGGAAGTACAACTCACGTTGACAACTTGATTACAATTGCTGAAGAAAGAAAAGACGCAATTGTATTTGCTTCACCACAAAGAGCAGATGTAGTAGGTATAACTAACTCAAATACACAGATGCAAAACGTCAAAGATTTCTTTGATAGTATTAGATCATCTTCATACGCTGTTTTTGACAGTGGTTACAAATATATGTACGACAGATACAATGATCTGTATAGATTTGTACCATTGAACGGAGACATTGCGGGTCTTGCTGCAAGAACGGACACAATCGCTGATCCTTTCTTCTCACCAGCAGGGTTTAACAGAGGTATTATTAGAGGCGCAGTTAAGTTGGCTTTTAATCCTACTAAAGCACAAAGAGATATACTATACCCAGCGAGAGTCAACCCAGTGGCGACTTTCCCAGGACAAGGTACTATCTTATTTGGTGACAAAACAGGATTATCAACACCAAGCGCATTTGATAGAATCAATGTAAGAAGATTGTTCATATTACTAGAAAAAGCAATCTCTACTGCTTCTAAATTTCAATTGTTTGAATTTAATGACGAGTTTACTAGAGCGAACTTTAGAAATATCGTTGAGCCATTCTTACGAGAGATACAAGGCAGAAGAGGTATTACTGACTTTTTAGTAGTGTGTGATGAAACTAACAACACAGGCGAAGTAATTGATAGAAATGAATTTATTGCTGAGATATTCATTAAACCAGCAAGAAGTATCAACTTTATCACATTATCTTTCGTTGCAACACGAACTGGCGTCTCTTTTGACGAAGTTGCGGGTTAAGGTAGAGGAGAATAAAAATGGCAAACATATCAGACTTCAAAGCTAAACTTGCAGGCGGTGGCGCTAGATCCAATCAGTTTAAGGTTACAATGCCTTTCCCTGGTTATGCAAGTGTTGGTGGCGAAATAGAAGACTTGGCTTTCTTATGTAAAGCTACTTCAGTTCCTTCAATGGAAATAACGAACATTAATGTTCCTTTTAGAGGTAGAGCGATTAAGATAGCTGGTGACAGAACGATTCCATCGTGGTCAGTCACTGTTTATAACGACACAAATTTCAGATTAAGAAACGCATTTGAAAGATGGCAGAACGGTATAAACAATATGAGTGATAACGAAGGTCTAACAAATCCAGTTGATTATCAAGTGGATGCGTTCCTAGATCACTTGGATAGAAACGGTAATACAATAAAGTCATACACTTTAAGAGGTGTATACCCAACAGCAATCGCTGCGATTCCATTAGATTATGATGAGAAAACTACGATTGAGGAATTTGAGGTGACTTTAGAATACCAATTCTTTGACACAAACACTACTACTTAATTTTTAAATCAGGGGGCTTCGGCCCCCTTTTTAAAGGTCATATAAGTATTAGTATAGGAGATAAATTATGGCAGAACTATTCGGGTTTAGTATTACACGACTCAAAAAACAAGCAGACCCAAAACAAAGTTTTACAACAGCTCAAGCTGAAGACGGTACACAAACGGTTTCGGCAGGAGGTCACTTTGGTTCTTACTTGGATATGGAAGGTACTGCGAAGACAGAGCAAGACCTTATTCGTAGATATAGAGAGATAGCAATACACCCAGAGTGCGACATGGCGATAGA